ACAGAAAGGAAAAGGAGGTCAATGAAATGGCTAAAAAGTACAGAGTGAACGAGAGTGAGCATTTTAATCTGTTGTCTATGTATGATCGTTTGAAGTACATTGAGATTGATATGAGAGAGGACACAGAACACGCATACACAGAAAAGCAATGGGATGAGATAGACGCTAGAATAAGTGAGGTTGAGGAACTCATGGAAAAAGCCTATTGCGTAGGTGCTTTAGTAGACTGGGATACATTAAAGAGAATCAGAGAGATTAAAGATGAGCGTCAGTTGCTTAGATATAACGCTTGTATGCAGCAAGGTGCATCAGAGAAAGACGCAGCAATAGCATTTTCATTATAAAAGGAGGTTAAGAAAAAATGTCTGAAAGTATATTACAGCGTATTGAACAGGAGCAGATTATTGACACGAAATACGAACATCTGGCGGCTGAATATGCCCGAATAAGTGGTTCAAGGAAATATATGTTAGTGATAAAACAGTTTGACACCGAGATGTATAACAGTAATAAATCCCATATTGATAATGAGCTTGAAAGATTAGATATAGAAAGTGAAAGATTGTTAACTGAATTAGAAGAGTTAATTAACAATAAAGAGTCCGTATAAACGGACTCTTTATTGTTATGCTTTACTCTTTCTTCAACTCTCCTTTCGCTAGCAGCACCATCAATTCCGTATTCTGCTCTGCCGTCCCGGTATACTCTTCAATCCCGTTCGCCCTTGCGATCTCTTTCCGGTGCTCAAAACTGCTGGGAATACCTACTGCGTTAAACGCAGCAACTAAACCGATTCCGGGATAGAATCTATCTGTCTCCACTCTTTTTGACATATCGAATTTTTTACCTCCGATCTTACCGCTGCTAGTGTACTGCCATAGCGTAGCACTTTTAGTATACTCGTCCTCTTTTGAGGTATATCTTGCATACCATAACGGGAAGCCTTTCAGCTTGCTATGCAACAAGTGATTCAGTAAATAATCCCTGTTTGCATAGTACCCGCACTTATACCCGTAAAAGTTCATCGTCTGACAGAAGTTAGCAATCAGCGTACTTCTGGAAATGCGTGTCAAGGTATTCGTATCATATCTTGACAGCTTTTCTTCCGTGTCATATTCGAAGTCGCACCACACGTTCAGATTGATTTTATCTTTGTACGGTCTGATTGTCTGTTCAAACTTGATACAATTCGCATCAATTGTTCTGCCAGAATGGATATACACAAACCAGTAAAATCCAAGGTCAAGTCCGCGCTTTATAACCTCATTCGTAAAGTATTTCATCCGTTCATCTTCTGTCACTCCGCTGCCTGCTCGAACAATAACACCAGTCACACCCGCTTTAACTACAGCATCCCAGTCTACCGGATAATTCCATTTTGACACGTCAATGATTTTACTCATGCTCTGATCTCCTTTCCAGTTCTTTTACATGCTGCGACAGCCCAGACACTTCTGTTTCAATACGGATTAACCGGTTGCCCATGCTTGCATGCTTATCCATTCGCTTTTCTAAAGCGTCCAACCGATACTTAATTAACGAATTATTCATCACAGCTACCAGCAACGCGGATGCTAAACTGCAGGTAGCAGTAATAATAGATTCTATCATTTTTCCACCGCCCTTTTAATCTGCTTCGGAATCTGATTGAGCCCAATAGCCGCCAGACCGCTTGAAATACCTATAGCAAAAATGTCAAGTGCATTCCCTCCGCCGATATCGAAACCGTACACAAGCGAAATAATAGAACAAAAAATGCCAATAAATACAGATACCAATGGAATATATTCATCGCGTACCAGCTTTGCACTTTTGACAACTTCTGAAGTACCATAACAAATAACTGTAATTGCAATATAAGGCTCAACCATTTTAACTACCTCCGTTTATAAGTTTGTATAGGTTTATTCCGATTTTAATATATTTATAACCGTTTACAATAATAATGCTGTCCGAAATATTTAATATTTGTGTTTTATTAAAATAAATCGGATGTATGTATCTGTCACCGTTTGACGGTATAAACATATTATTGATTTTAAATAAGTAAAGTGGTGCTTCTGGCACGATCGGCGGGTCTGGGTCAGGTGGTTCAGGAGGTTCTGGTGGCGGGTCTGGTTTCGGGTCGATGTCCTCACCGTTATAGAGCTTCTGCCAAAAATACCAACCCATTTCTCCACGAATCGGCTGATTTTTGTCTTTCGGTCGTTCGTAGTTTCGCAAAAACATGTCGGCTAACATTTTTATCATTGCTTCCACGCTTTCGCCCGTTTGCCATTGCGTAAACTCATAAAAGCTGTAAGGGTACTTAGAGGTTGCTTTCCACTGCTGCTTGTTTGCAACCTCCCATTTAATTCGTTCTAGCTGTCCTGTCCAACTGTCGTGAGCATACCCGTTTGCGTCCATCCAGCTAAAAAGTTTTGTTGCTGGTGTCCATTGCACAAAACCAAAACCAAGGTCAGTGTTTCCCGCGTCCAAGTTCTGCCATATTCCCGGGTTGACATGCGATTCTACCCACATGTTTCCCATCATTGCACATACTGCATAAGATGTCCACCTGTTTTGTACAGACGCTCCCGCAAGATAGGCATATATCTCGCGGGCATTTTCTAACGCTTCGGCAAGCGTTAGCCATCTGTTGCCACTTATCATTTTAAAGTAAAGGTTGCGCTTGTACCGGTGTAGGCCGATAAAGCACCGCTCCCCCAGTCTAACACTACAATTTTTTTGTTTTGTAAACTGATTACCTCGGACGGAACAGCGTTTCCGGCAACCGTTCCAAGGGTAGTCCATGATTCAGTATCGGTGTTTCTGCCTTTAATTGAAAATGAACCTGAATTGCCATTATGCGTTTTAAGTACCTGGACCGTAGAAAAAGCGTTTTCTTCGATATCCAGACTTGCGTGAGCATCATCACCGCTTCCCCTAGACACGTTGTGAATTGTCATGGTTAAGGGCTGAACAGCTGGTTTTCCCTCTAGCGCGGTCACTCTTTCATCGAGCTGCTGCAAAGCCGTTTTGTTTCCGTCCGCTGTCTGTTTTGCTTTTGTCGCGTTCGCGCTGGCTGTATTCGCAGCATTTAAAACACCAGTCGCTGCTGTCTGTGCAGCGGTCGCTTTCTCTTCTGCGCTGTTTGCCGCTTCCTGCGCTGCCGTCACGTCTCCGGTCATTCCGTCTGCAGTTTCTTTCAGCTGCGACACCTGTTTTTTGGTATCTTCGTGAACCGCTTTCAGTTCTTCTTGCGCACCTTTTACTTTTTCAACATCGTTAACTGCTTCCTCCGCTGTCTGGCTAGCAGTAAATAAAGCACCGTCAATGATCTCCATGTCGTTGTTATAGTCTCCCAGAAAAGTTGGCTTGTCTGTTCCGATAAACTGGGATAATTTAAAATTGGCTGTTTTGTTTGTGCTACTCATGCTTTTACCCTCCTTTTATGCAGTCTCTAACGCTGCAATTCTTTCCTGTAAAGTCGTGATCTTTCCAGCGTTCGCGCTGTTTGCATCGTTTGCAATTTTTACCGCGTTCTGCGCTGCTGTTACCAGTTCTTTTGAATTGTCAATATCCTCAAGTGCTTTTGCTGCTTTTGCTTCTGCTCCGCTGGCAACCTGAGTTAGAACATTCAGAGACGGAATCACAGCCAACAATTTACCCTGTGACAATGTAATGGTATTTTTCAATGTTACATTTTCTTCGGTCATTGTTGTGATCTCTGTCTGGACTGTTGCCATTTCGCTTTTTACGCCTGACGTTGTGCCTTTTAGTGATTGCAAGGCTGCATCAATCTTTTTGTTGTTTTCGTTCCAATCTTCCATGATGTCAACAGCATCTTTTTTCTGATACATGCCGAAATTAAAATAACGGGTGTGACGTGTAAACATTTTTTTATTTCCTCCTTTCTTTACACAAGCAATTCTTTTAGTAATACATTTTCACTTACAATTTTTCCTCTGATTGACGCAAAAGAAAAATTGTCAAGTTCATTTTTATTTGTAAATGTCATAAAGTGCCGCCACAATACTTCAGTAGGCACGCCGTCATTGAATCTTGTTATTTTCTGGTTGATTCCAATTTCAGACCTTATATTTGTTTCAATAAGTATGTCTGTAGTAAATTCGTTATCGTTTGTTAGTGATAATTTAATTGGAATTTGAAAAGCCCAATAATATGGAAAAGTAGTAGTCTCAGGTTTTGTTGGTGCTGGAATAGATACAACGCCCACTTTAATAAAGCCATGTACACTTCTGCCAACTGTCCGAACCCCTAAACCGTTCCCAACGTTATAGGTATCGTAAAAAGTTGCGTTTTCCGTGTCCCACCACAAGGCATCCTTTTTTTTTGTTTTGATTGCCTGACAAGTTTCTGACATAACAGAATCAAATTCCTGCGCTGTCAGGTGCAGTTCTGCGTCCACCTGCATCACTTCGTCCAACGCTCTTGCATGGGAAAGTGTGTCCCCGCTTGCGGGACTGTTCACGCTTGTATCAAGAATGCCGTACATTTTGCAATAACTTTCTGCATCGAACGCACCCGCACGGATATATAATTCTTTGAAGTCGTCACAGTCCTTATCAAAAGCCGGAAACCACGCATCGAACTGCCCGCAAGTAATTGCCCTTACTCTTAAAACGTCATAGACATTATTAACAGTGTTTCCAACTCTGTCCCGGTATCCGGTTGTCGGGTCAAAAATCCGAAAGCCATCTTCGTTTACTTCGTCAATTTCCAGACGCAGCTTTTCCAGCTGCTCTTCTACCCATTCTTTCAGACGTTCTACAGCAAAATCTGTGTACTGTTCCAGATATGCTTTTGTCTCGTCGATCTTACCATTCAGCTGCGACACATCTTTTATATGCGTCAGCTTTACATCATCAATATATGTCCTTAATTCTGTAATTAAGGTTTCAAGCCGCTTAACGTCTTTTGTATGCTCTGCCCAGTAGTAAGCGTCCTGGGTGTCAATGTAGACGTGCAAGTCTGCGACCGTCTTATCGAGAGTTTTCAAAAGCTCCGCTTTTAACGCTGCAACTTTTTCGTCTGTATAATTCTGGTAGTTTGTCTCTAAGTCAGTCAAAAATTGGATGATCTGATTGATATTGTAAGCAATCTTCTGCATCATTTCCAACTGACTGATAGACGCATCCCACTCAGACGGCAAGGATAAATAGGCATTATTAAAACATAGCTTTTCCGGTAACTTTTTATCCACCTCTTTTACCTCCTTTTAGTAAATTTTTAAGAAAAGAGAACGGGAAACCGTGTCCGAGAATTGCCCTACTACATCCATAAGCGTTTCCCGGTATTTTAAAATCAGTTCTGCCTGCGGCACATTGTAGCCACTTTCTTTATAATTTTCTGAGTACACCTCTTTTCCGTTTGAAGATGTCGTTCCGTTCCCGCTGCTCTCATCTACTGTTATTGTAGTTGCATAATCCGCGTTTGTCAAGCGGTTTTCCGGTGTATCATCAAAAATATTTTTGTTGTTGTTTTCGCTTGTGCTTTTCCCGCTTGCGCTTGTCTCTCTGTCGCCATTCCGTGAACTTTCCCGGCTGTAGCTCTTTAATTTGTCCAGTTCCAACAAACTTGATTCATATAGTTTATTATACACGGGTAGCCAGCGCGAAACATTTTGATTAAATTTCAGAATAAAATATTCCGGTGTTTCGTATTCGATTTCTCGCATCATATTGTCCACGCAGAACTGCTGGAAAAAAGCGTTTTTAAATTCTTCGTTGAAAAAATTGTTTGTGTTATACAGCATTTTAGAGCGTGCTTTTTCGATTCTTTCCATAACTCCCATTTCATCTTCTAACCGGATAAAAGCGTACCGTTTTTCTTCCTGCGGGTGTAGCGGGTTATTGTCCTGCGAATAGTGAAAAATGATATTTCTTAAGGTTGTAGTGTGGTTACTCATTTTCAGTCACCTCCGGTTCTTCCATAATTGCAGGGCTGGTCTTTGAATCCGCGCTATCAATTCCGGCAATTTCCTGTGTTCCCAGACTTAAACGATTGCAATTAGGATTAAATTCTACACTAATCCCAGATAAATCTGGGAAAAGTCTTTTAATTTTTTTAAGCGCTTCTCTGCGCATAAACAGCCCGCCGTCCCGCAGCGCAAGAATGTGTTCTTCGTTCGCTTCTGCTTCCGATTCTACTAGACGCTCTTTTTTGTAAATGTTCAGGTTGTTATACCCTAACCGTGTAAGGTATTCGCTCCAGATGCAATTCTTTTCTTTTTCCAGCTGTTCCAGAATACACGGAACAGAAAAATCTAACACTCCCTTTATATCAGCAGAAAAACCGTCTGTATCATCTACCAAAACAAAAGGTTTTCCGTCCTCCGCTTCATTGATAGCGTGTTTCGCACTGTTTACATTGTCTTTATTTACAAAAATTCCTTTAGGTTTCATCTGTAGCCGGGTGTTCACATCTTTCGCCTTTTCAATCATAGTAAATTTTTTTGCGAAATAATAAATTTCCGGCATGAACGGGCGGAACGTCTGATCGTTAAAAATGATAGCGCTGTCTTTTTCGGTCGCTTTGTGATGATACCCGCTTGCTGTATTGATATATCGGGTTGTCGGTATATTGTAGATATTAAAGCTTCCCGCTTTTGCGCAAGGTAAACACAGATACCCCATTACATCATCTTTAAAAAAGCACACTGCACCGTTAAAAATTAACGCCTGCTCCAATGCGCGGGCGCTGACAGTGTCCGGCAACCCTGCCCATGTATAGCGGTTGATTGCTAATAAGTACAGCTGACTGACAAAATGGTCGAACGTCACGCGCTCATCAAATTTTCTGACGATTTTTGCATCATAACCGATACCGCACAATCCGAGCGGGTCGGTTGAAAAACCTGTTCTTCCCATTTTTTCTTCCTCCTTTTTTACTTTGTATTGTTTCCGTATGTTCCAACATTGTTTTTGTCATGCCATAAGGTAAAACCGTTTATAAACATATTGCGCAATGGCTGCAAAAATTCATTCGGAATATTCCCATAAACATTTACATTATTGCATTTAATATAGTTATAACGCGGTCTGCTATTTAAGTTCGGAACTCCAAAACGGCTGACCTTGTACCCGTAAACATCAAAAAACTGCTCGATCTTTTCCGCGAACTCTGGTTTTACTGTCCACCACCTGTAGAGAATTTCCAGCTTCTTAGCAGCAATGAACGTTGCAAGCCCGCCACCACTTGCACCCGTCAAACTGACATTTGTTTGCATCTGTCCGATACGCTGCCTGTCCCTTTCGGAACTCTGTAGTTCAGAACGCACACTTTTGTATGCGTCTATTCCGGTGGATAGCACATTCAAAGGATCGCCTGTAAATACAGCTTTCGCCACGTTCCCAACTGTGTCCCAAAAAATATTCGTCCTATTTTGTGAGTGCACGAGAGTGTTTGTAGCTTCTGACTGTGCGGTCTGTAAAGGGTAGGTGTTGTTTTGTACCGGGAAGCAAGGGAAACCGCTTATATTGTTCGCGTTCAATAAAAAATCATCTTCCGCACCACAATAGTTTTCTGTGTATAGGTATAAATTCGGTGCGGGAATAAGTGTTCCAACTACTTTTACAGAGGGGATACCCTCCGGCAAAAATTCCGGTTTTAATACAGTTCTCGCTCCATTCGGCAGCACAACCTCGATAAAAGAAAATTGAGACGTGTACATTTTTTTATTTTTATATGCCGGGAATTTCGATAGCCAGTTTGCAAGTACACCGCCTACAGGAATTACAGCCGGAGCAGAACTATCTGCAATTACACCTACCGAAAATCCCATTGCTGACTGTTCCACGGTTACTGCTCCACCTATATTATAAGATGTCACGGCGTAAATTGCCAATATGCTCTGCGACACCCACGGAAACGCGGAGAGTGAATTCATTACGGATGAAATGGAACTAGTTCCCCGTCTAGGGCTTACTAAGTACGCTCTAGCACCGGACGGCAAACCAGCATACATTCCGCCTTTTGCCCCGGTAACGTTTGGCTCTTCCAGCGTCCCTGGGTCGGCTAGAATGTCTATTGCTGAAATTATAACGAACTGATAATCTGTTCCCTCGTCCAATTTGTCAAGGTCAAACGTTTCTTCATGGGTGATTATATAATCCCCAACATCTACAGGCTCTTGCACCGTGTTTGTTTTAAAATCATCGTTTGCAACATGTTCTCTGCTGATGTCGCAGTCCCTTATAACCATGTCAAACAAAAACGTCTGGTAAACGTCTATCTCAAAATTCAATAACGACGTTTCCGGGTTGATATAAATAACCTGTGTTACAAAAGCATAATACCATTTCCCGCTTGCCTGATTTTTAAAACATAGATAACACGCGTTACCGATCTCTTCCGCGTTTACCGGAACTTTTACGCCACGATGCTCGCGGATATATTTAAAATCTGTGAAAACACGGATTGCTTTTGAACGGAAATAATTATATTGCTCGTTCTTATCCGCAAAAGATAACTGCCGAACCTGTGAAGCATCAAGCGGAACGTCTGCGCATATCATCAATTCATTCGATTGCATTGCGTATACAGTTTCTAGTGCCACCTTTTAAACCTCCTTTTGAAAAAAGGGAACGTTTCCGTTCCCTTTTATAAAAATCTTTAGTCTGTGATCGTCACGGCTTTTGTTGCCTGTACGTTTGTCTGTCCTGCGACAACCGCTTTCAGTGTAAGACTTTTAGACGTTTCATTCGGACTTACTTCGATCGTTGCGCTCTTGCTGTCGCTGGAAACAATTCTTGTGCTGGTGGCTTCCGCTCCCTCTAAGGAAAAAATAACCCCGCCGTTTACTGGCGTAGTTGCTGCTGTATATTTACCCTGTGCGCCTTTTGCGATCGATTCCGCTCCGGTGATCGTCACGGCTGTGTACTCGCTAACTGCTTCCGTAGTAAGTGCAACTGCATTGTGGAATGGACTGGTAAAGTATATTTGCCAGACGTGTAACCAATAATTCCAATACAGCTTTTCTGCATTGAAAAAATCCGATGTTTCAAACAGCTGGTCGTAGATGTTCAACCAGTCATCGTCTGCCACAATCGCAACGATTTCAGGATGATTCGGGATTTCCGGAATCACAGTGATTCTGCCCATAATCTGCGCTTCATCCATATGGAACGCATAGGCAAGCGCCTGTACCGATGTCACAGCATCAGCTTTTGGTGTAATAAATACGCGCTGGCTTTCTCTGGCTGTCGTATTTAAAACACCCGCGGCGTTGTAGTTCTCAGACGGGAACAGTAAATTGTTGGAAACAATGCGCATCATTGTAAGAAAATCTTTTGCACTCTGTTCGTCTGTCGGGTCGGTTACATGAACAAGCTTAATAAAGCCATTGTCAAGGGCAGAGGAAATTGCGACCATCGCGTACAGCATTTCGGAAACTTCGTTCCCAGTGTACATAGAGTCTATAACTCTATCCACGAAATTTCCAAGTGACTGCGCACTGTAAAACGCACTCCGCAGCATTTCGCGGTTCACAGTTTTCTTAAAAAACTCTTCACGGTTTCGATTCATAAAAGCAACCGCGATATCGGGCTTTTCCTGCTTTAACATCGCCCAAGGGTCGGTATCTGAGCAGAACGAGTGAGCAGCCGCGATCTTTACCCATACGGACTCAATCGTTTCTCCGTATTCCAACATGCCCCTTTTTGAAAAAGCAAACGGGGAAGTAAAATACATTTTGTCGATTTTCTGCAATGCCCAAACGTTTACGAGCTGGTTCATGAATCGGTTCATGATCGGCTGATACTGCATCATGACCTGACCGAACTCCCTAATGTTTGAGTTCGTAACTTCGGGAAGCAAGCCATCCCATTCTGTACCTTTTAAACTGGCTCTAAAGCTATTCAGCGCTAAAGGCACATTTTTCAAAACTCCTTTTACTGCCATTTTTTACCTCCTTTACAGATCGAGAAAATCTTCTGTTTTGATTTCCTCTTTTTCCTCCTCTTCTTCTTTGTTTTCGGTTTTCGTGCCAGACAGAAAAGCATCTGCGTACTGTTTTCTAACGTCCGCCACTTCTGTTTCCAGACGGTCATTCTCGTCTGCAATTTCCGCAATCAAATTTAAAATTGCGGATTCATCCAACGCGCCCTCTTCCGGTGCATCAATCCGCGCGATCAATCGCGCTTTTGAAATTAAATCATCCCGTTTCATTTTTTCCTTTCTCCCGTGTTCAGCTAAGTTAATAAGTAAGGGAAAACACGCGCATATCCCTATACGCCACACAGGAAAGCCGTTTCACACGGGGGATTCTGTCCTATGCTGTAAGTTCTCCCTCTATGGTTTTATTATATCCTGCTGTTTCACCAATGTCAACCCCTAATTCCCAAAAAATCCATTCCAATATTTTTGCATTCCTGTGATTCAAAACGAAAATTCCCGGCATTGAATTGCTTTCTACACATCGACACTTGCGCAGATATTGTACCTGTTAGGCAAGTATTTTCGTCGTGATCTTTTGTGGATATTGCAAAAAGCCGATGAAAATTTCTGTCTGCTTTTAACGATATATAATATCTTCCGTTTTGCAGCATCCATAACCCATAAAAAATACCATTGTGCTTTATTGTCATAAGATACCTTGCGCCCGCAAGGTTCTGTTTTGCAATAAATTGCACATTGTCCAACAAAAAGATATTGTCAATACTGTAATTAAAATAAGACGTATCGGAAAACGCACGATAAAACCCGCTTTGCTGTTTTTCCTCTGCTACGTATTTATTTCTGTAGACCTCCATCACCCAGCCATGCCCTCGCATAAAGTGGATTCCAGATTGCCAGCGTTTATGAATCCCTAAAGCGACAAAATACGGATTCAATAACGAAACCATATTACTAACTAAAAAATAGGTTAGTTTTCGCGTTAATTGTTCGAAACCTCTACCGACTGCATCATTGATTGCAAAAAACTTCGTGATCTCATCCGCGCAATAGTCGCCCGTTTCACTTTGGAACTCGTCTAAAAAAATATTGTCTGCATCGTTAAAAAACGTAGATATTCTCTTAACTTTATCGACCATACTCAGCGCAATCACATATCCACAAGATATTTCAAAATCTTCCGTTTTTATAAAAACTTCTGCGAATTTACCAGAACCGCTGGATACTGAATATAAATCGGTATTCGGAAATTTATTTTTTACATCTGCCCAAAAAGCGGGAATATAGCTGTTCAATTCATCTTTTTTTCGAACTAGACAGATAAACTTTTTACTTTTATGCAAAAATTCATTGATTAAATATTCTTTTACGGCAAAAGATTTTCCGCCACCTTTTGAGCCAGTTATAATAAAAATGTCGGGTGTATTCCCGTCTAAGTCTTTCGTTTTTAAAATGTTGTCTAGCCTATAATGCTTTTCCATGCTACCCCTTTCTCAATAAAAAAGAGGAACAATTGTTCCTCTTTTTATGCTGCCCTGTCAAACAAGAACAAGCGTTAAAAATTCATTTTTATTGTTGGACTTCCGGTATTCCGCTCGCAGTGTAAGCGGATTATCTGCTGTCGGCGCTCCGACAAACTGCTCTAGGACCTGAATACAATCTGCGACTGTTGGGGAGAGGGTTGTAATACAGCGCCCGTCCTGAAGTACGAATCCGGTGCACACACAATCGTCTCCTGTGGCTTTTCTAGTGGTTTCCCACTGTGCAACCCCAACTACCACCATATCTTCACCTACGTGATCGGTTAAGCCCTCGCTATTCTGCGAAAGGCTGTACAGCTGCTTTTTGTCGGTTACTGTGTTGATTAAACTCATAATAATCTCTCCTTTTATTCTGCTTTTTCTGCTTCGTCAACTGTTACGACTTCGGAATACTTCAGAAAATCTTCAACGCTTAAACGTCTCAGCTCTTCCCTGTATCCCGTGTTCACACAAAACAACCCTTTTGCATCCGGATATGCCTTGTTGATTTCCCGCGTAATTGCCGTATTAGAGGTAACTCTAACAGGTACAACAACATCAGGAAGTTCAACTACCTGTCCATCTGCGAACTGTGCTACCTTAATAACGGTAGTAGTCATAGTTCTTGTGAAAAACCGTGTCCTTGCGTCTCCGTCTCCTTTTCTCATTTTTTGTACTGCTCCTTTCTTTTTTTGTTTTATTTTTATTACATTATTATAATAGCACAAACCATTTAAAGTGTCAACATCTTTTTGCGCGTAAAGTATAAAAATCTTCCACTAACACCATTCCGCCACTAATGTATTTTGGTTTTAATTTTCCGCCCACTTTCAAGCCGATTTTAAAGTCCGTTATTGGGTGACTTGCCAAAAATAACTTTTTTGATTTTTCTGACATCCCTGCGCACTTGATCTCCCAGTGACCTGTCACTTTTTTGCCGTCCTCTTTTTGCACAAACTCTGCATAGGTCTTTTGCCTTATAAATATTGCACTGCTCCAGTCACTTTCTCGCTTCCAGTGCAATAGCTCTGTAGCGTGTTCTTTTATCAATTTTACTGGTTTCCCATCGTCCAGCATATGTATAGAGTCCGTGTCGCTGTAAACAAAATTTTCATAGTTAGCCTGTGCGTGCGTTATGGTAAAATATCGCGCGTATGCTGTCACAGCTGCGCCCGCTGCAATGTATAGTGTGTCTTTTTCATGCTCCGGGTGCAATTCAAAACCTATAGAGTCTGTTTCAGGGTCGATGTACGGTTCACGGTAAGAGCTGTTATCGTTAATGGCAAGCCGTCCATATAAGTTGTTTAGGAATAATTTTGCTTCTGTTCGCTCTCCCTTGTCTTTGGTAGTCATTTTAATTTTCATGTAGTGATCTATATAAGTGTCAAACAAACCTATCGCGCCATGAAAATAACAACCGTCTAAAATCTCTAAGTCATACACATCATAATGCTCTAATAAAAGTAAATAGTCTGTCATAAAAAGCGTTAGTTCCGGTCTTGCTTCCTCTTTTTGCCCCTCTTTATTTGTAAAATATCTATAATATTTCCCGCGATAATAAATATCAGAAGTTTCCAGCCATTGAGTAGAATTATACCTATAGTCTCCTTTAATCTGCACAGTCGGCAAAAACCCATCTTTTAGCTTAAAACGACAGCGCAATCTAACATAAAACGGATACACGCGCGTTTCTAAGCATTTATAAGGGATTGCTTTTTCAAAAAATATCGGTTTCCCTGTTGGGTAATAGTTCCCACTTTTACTGTGCATAACACTAGGATATAGAGAGTTAACATCAAAAGTCATGCCATTCTGTGTAATATGTTTTCTTTGTTTGTATTTGTAATAGCAATAACCTCCTTTATACGCTTTTCGAATATATTGATCTACGTTATCGCTTCCAAGCTCATATTTTATCAATGCTATCTCTTTTAAATTCGGAAAAGCTGCTTTGAAGTCCATAGCATCAAATTTATTTTTGAATTCGTCCATACAGCATGAGCCTATGGTTAATTTATCATGTCCACTTTTTATCATAACTTCCAGCGCTTCCTTTAGTACATAAATATCGTTAATAATATAAGCATATTCTTCCGGTGTTATTTCGCAATTTGCGTGTCGCATTCCTATATACTCCATTTCCAATTTCCTATGCTTCGTATTAAATGCAGAGCCAATTTGATCTAATGTCATAGGCATCAGCTTAACACTGTCCCTAAACTCGATCACTGTATCAAACTTTGGTTTGACTGTAACGGTATACCATTTATTTGTATCTGATATTAAAGCTTTAAACTCTTTTGCGTTCATGCCTTTATTACGTGCATTATTCCATGTATAGCCGTTCTTTAAAAGCCAATACACAATAAACGCTCCATCAAAACGCAGGTTATGAAAATAACATAGAACGTTTTTATTCAAATTAAAAATATCGTTCAAAAAATCTTCTATGTTACCGCGCACGTGCGGTCGCTCTGTAAATAATTCTATCCATGCGGCGCTCCAAACTTCTGTCGATGTCTGGCCGGGATATACGGTTGTCTCAAAGTCTGCCGCTATTATAACGGGTTTTTTCGCTGATTTTTTTGACATTGTGAAACCTCTCAAAATGTTTCACGTGAAACATTTAATATTCACCCCAACCGTTTTCATAGTCGAATGAATCTAAAAATTCTTTTTGCTGATCTCTGGAAAGACCTAAGTTATCTGATAATTCAGATAGAAACTCAGGTACAATAGAGTGTCCGCCATTTTTTTCTGCGTCATAACTTTCATGGATAGTAAGCCAAGGTACAGCTTCCAACGCTTCTGCTGTTGCTTCTTTTCCATTCTTCCTTAAGCTATTTTCTAGCCATTGCCTACACATGCGTTCTGCTACCGGAAAATATGTGTATGTTGTGTTTATAAAATTTTCTATAATAATATCCGCACTAGAGGGATAATCTACTACGCGTCCTCTTTTCTTTTTTGCTTTTCGTCTTTTTGACTTGTATTCTCCCCGACCTATTTTCTTTTTTGCTTTTCGCCTTTTTGACTTATAACCGCTATCAGTTATTAAAGATTCAGAAGATTTTTGTATAACGTCCGGTGTTATTTTCTTCAACCGCTGAAGATCTGATTTTGTAGGTTGCTGTTTTACTTTTGGCATGTCAATTGATATTGCATAACCTTGTGCGAGCAATTTATTCACTTGCTTTTCAATTCTTTTCAGTTCTTGCGCGTATACTTTCGCATACCTGTTTTTTCTTGCCATATAACAAAACCTCCTTTTATAGTATGATTATATTGTATCATATTTTCATAAAAAATACAATAAGAAAAGCCGCTTTACACAGCTTTTCCTTTATTTGTAAAGCATATAAAACGCAGCCAACATGTTGTTTGCTTTTGCATATTCAAGCTGTGTCTGTTTGGCTTCCTCCGGTGTTTTTCCGTTTCGCAGTTCTGCGTAGAACAAATCCACCAATAATGTCACATTGTCAATGAGCTTTCTTGAACGTTCCCATTCTCGAAAGTTCCATAATATAACTGTTTTTGTATAACTGCTTATGTCGATCTTGACACCCCTCTTAAATAAACCAACTATGTTCGTAAGTTCGTAGCTGTTTGTGTAAGGGACGCGAACTGTGTCGCATCCTGTTGGCATCGGAATTATTTCATAGTTCTTAATTCCGTTTTTGTTTAGTTTCTTGATTATGCTTTTTACTTCCATTTCTATTTTCCCTCCCATGTTAGAAAACCAGCAAAAAGACTGATTGCTATTATGACTACTATCAATGTTTCTTCATTCATTTTTTCTTGCCCTCCTTAAAACTCAGAATCCAAAACAGTCTGGAAATCCGGTGCAAGCTCTAAATAACGATTTAAAAATTCTTCATTGGTGCACGGTGCAAGCTCAAACGCTACGCGCTCGCGGATGTCGTCGTCCATCATGTTCACAATTGCTTCCCAATACTTGTCTAAATTTTTAATCATTTTCATTTCCTCCTTATTTCCTTTCTGTAATTATATAATAGCACACGCCTATAGAAATGTCAAGCGTATTTTTTAAAATATTTTATTCGTGTTCACTATTTTTAGTTTGTCGCGCAAACTGAATGGGGAAATGTTCTAAATATCGTTTTATTTTATGTCGACGTGGGAGA